GCCGACATCCTGCGCGCCCTGCTGGATGCCCTGGAGCTCTCCCATGGCGCCCTGGCCATAGGACGACATGAAACCCTCGCCCTGGCCCTGCGCCATGTTGTGGTACACGTCGGACGCAAAGCCCTTGCCGCTGCCCCCCTGGACTGGCGCGGAGCCTTGGAAAGCGCCTGCGGTATCGTCAAGCGGGTTGTACCAGTCGGCGTCTTGGTTGGCCTTTTGCTGTGCGAATTTGTGATCCAGCTCTTGCCGGCTCTGAGAATCGACACTGCCGTACATCTGCTGCTGGTATTGCACTACCGCTTGCGTGTACGCGGTTACGTTGCCGCCGAAGTCCGAGAGCTGCGGGGGTGGATTCGCGGCTATATACTCGTCGCGCGTCATTAGCTTTGCTCTCCGTAGTTCGGCGGCCGGACACCGCCATCAGGCTCAAATTCTAGCGTAATTGCGAGAAATTGCATACCCCGCGATGGTCCGCCGGTAGGTGCGGAGTCGTAGATCGAAGCGCGGAATGAGACGCCGTGTGGGTCAGACGGCAAAAGGTACCGATACGCGATCTCTTCCGAGCCCGCGATATCCCAACTCGACGTTTCGAGCGACGCATCGGTGTCCATGTACACGGCGAGGTGGAGCTTTGCCGTCGCGAGCGGCACCACCGCTCCAAGGAACTTCTGCACCGTCGCCCACCCGCCCGGGCCGGCCGGAGTGATCCAGTTCGTCGTGGCGCGCTGCTCGATGTGCGACCCGGTGCTGCTGGCATGCACTGCGTCGGCGACCTTCGATGTGTCCTCGACGAGCAACGGGCGCGGCGTCGTGTCGCTATCGAGGTCCGCCGCACAGAGCACCCACCCGCTTGGCCACGCGCCGAGCTCGTTATTGCGCTGCGCGTAAGTCGAGACGTACCAGACTGCTTTATCCACGTCGAAGTCGAGCGTGACGCGGCCGGTGCTCCCGTCGCTCATCAGGAAACGCGCCAAGTTTGCGCCGTTACCGTGCCAGGCCGCGCCGGCCAGACAGGTCGGGTAGCTAGCGAACGTGTCTTGCACCATTGCGCCGATGTACTGCGGCGGGCCGAAGCCCCTTGGAAGGAGATAGAAGCCGCGGCGCCCCAGGAAGATGACCCCCAGGTCAGTCTCGACGATGCTGCGGTAATCCGAGCAGCCGACGCCGACCGAGACGGTGCGTGTCCCGAACGCGCCTATCCCCTGGTCGTTCGGGCCCTCACCAACCACGGTCAAGATGCCATCGGCGGTGAACACGACGAGCTGGTCGTCCATCACCGCAAGGCCGGTGCAGTCAGCGCCGACCGGCACTTGGTGACTCGGGTCGCCCGTGAAGGCCAGTTGCTCTTCCGGCACCGCCACCTTGCTGCACTCGATGATGGTCGGGTCCCACAAGCCACCGCACCAGAGCCGACTAGCGACGAAGCGCATGAAGCGGCACGACGGCGCGAGGTCGTTCTCGAGCACGTTGCCGTCGGTGTAGAGGAACGGCTCGTCGTCGATCGAATCATCCGAGAAGTTATCGGTGAAGCTGGTGGTCCCGCTGCCAGGGAGACGGTGATAATTCGTGCCCCCTGAAACGGTTCGATAAATCACCGTGCGAGGCGTCGAGATAGGCGCATAAGCCGACACGCGCTGCGTCACGTTGCAGCTGCGCAAGGTCAAGACGACGTCGCGCGCCTGCGATAGCGTCACCTCGAACGGCGCGGAAGGAGCGGACTGGTGCCGCCGCCCGTACGCGTCTGCCCACTCGAAGACAGCCCGGTACGAGTAGGAGCCGACGCCAACCCCGCTGCCGCTTGATGCCGACGAGGAGACGATAAGCGGCGTCTCGACAAAGCCAACCTCGGCGGCGCCTGAGAAGTAGGAGCCGGGGATAGGGGACCCGTTGGAGTTGAGGACGGTGCCTCGCGGTTGAGCGAAAAGCTCCGTCGGCTGCCCGGCTACGAACGTCGTCGCGCCGGCCGGCACCACGTCTCGGTGCGGATAGTCAGTCGTGGTCTGGTACTCGTAGACTTCGACCTTCACGAGCGGGTTGTCACCGAACTTCGCGAGCACCCACGGAAAGGCGAACATGTGCGAGTCGCTACCCTCAGCCGTCGCATGGAAGAACTGCGGGTTCTGAGACGCGCTGTAGGTATTGCCGACCCACTCCATGCGCGGCGAAGCGAGCTCCACCGTCGGAATGCTCTGGCTCGTGTCGCTCGGGATGCGCAGCAACACGGTCCGCGCGAGCAGAAAGTTTGAGCTGTTCGCGTCCGTGACGGCCCAGAAGCGCATGTCACTGTCGGGCTTGGAGATCGGAATGACGTTGCTCAGCGTGGCGCCCACGACAGCCACTGAGGTCGTTGCAACACCCCAGACCGTCCCGCGACTCGTTCCGCTCGCGACCGAGCGATAGATAAACGTCGCAGAGTTTGCGAGGAATCGGTAACGCCCAAAGAGCGGAGGGCCGGCGTCGCTTACGGTAGCGATCGTCGTAGCGCCGAGGACAGACGCCATCGTCGATGCGTTGAACACCGCGTAGTCAACATCCTGCCCGGAGTCGTACCATCCGAGCCACACTAGAGAATTTGTCGCGTCGCCATAAAGCGACATCGGTGCTATCGGATCAGGCGGGTTGCCGGTGATGCTCGTTTCCGCGGTGAGGCTTGTCGTTACGCCCGTGACACCCGTCATCTTCGATACGCGGATAAGCGGACCGGCGAAGTTGTAACCGATGTACCACGCGGAGCCGTCATAGGACGTGGCGTCCCAGTAGCCGCCCGAGGGCAGTGAGGGCGTTATGCTCGTAGCTGCGCCAACGCCGCCGCCGAGGGGGTCGATTGCCTGCGCGGTGATGGTGGTTCCGACCTGCCAGACCAGCATGAAGATGGCGCCATAAGCGACCGCGCGCACCTGCACGACCGTCTGGTTGTCTATGCGTTTCACGAACGTCCGCACGCCGTCGGGCGACTCGCAAAATGCGTACAGGTCATCCCCATCGCTGATGGCCGCGACGAGTACGTATCCGTTCGACGCGACCGCGATAGCCGGCGACTTCCCACCGTAACCGGCCGTGCTCCCGAGCTCCGAACCCATGATGCCGAAGCGCTTGCGCACCGGTAAGCACGTGGAGAACCGTCCCTGGATCTGCAGTGCGTCTTGGTTGGCCCCGCTCGTATCGTCGATGTGCTGGTAGGCGAACCCGTCCGAGCGCCCGACGATGCCCGTGCTGCCTGCGCGAGAGATGAAGGATGGCTCATTTACCGGGTCATCTGTCGTGCCGGCGGTCGCCAAAACGGACCCGAAAGCCCGCGTCCCGTACCGCTTCTGCATCACGCCCTGGCCGTTGATGCGCATGTTTTGCACGAGCGAGAAGGTGCCGACCGGGGAGATCCGCTTGTTGGTCTCCTGCTGCGTGCCCTTGTCGCACGTGATGTGGATGAGCTTGTTTTCGACGCTCCTCACAGCCCATCACCCCACGGCAGCGAGCCCGCGTTGCTCATGAAGTAATTGGCGCCGTCGAACTGGATGGTCGTGAGCGCGACATCACCCAGCAGGTAGATGTGCTCGAGCCCGTTGACCTCGCAGTCGGTCGCGACGATTTCGACTGCTCCGAGCGAGGCGAGGCGCATGACCCCGATAGTTCGGCCGCCGTTGCGACTGTCCGGCCTAGGCAGGAACAGGGTGATCTGCTCTTCGTCACGCGGGCTAACCCGGGCCGTCTGCCCGAAGGCGAGCGTTGCGCCCGTCACGGCGAGTGGGCCAATGCGAGGGAGCGAATCAGTCGGCGACGGTAGGTCCTTTGCCCACTGCGTGAGCGCGGCCGCGCCGCGTTCTACGTCCTTCGCGAGCTCTTCGATGGAGCGGGCGCTGTAGCGGAGGGGGACAGCAGGGAAGGTGCCCACTAGATGCCCCACCTTCTGACCGAATAGTCAAAGTAAGCCTGCCACTCGGCGCGCGAGATGGGCCGCTCCACGACGACGAGTTCAGCAAAGTTGCCAGTAAACGCGTCGATGACCGGACCGGTGCCAAAGCGGAACCGGTTGA